CCGGTGTTGATAGTAGTCCAAATAGACCCCTGTGAGCTAGTGACGTTTGTCCAGCCGGGCCTTTGAGGGATAGGTAGCGAGTCAGCAAAGGAGTCTTCCGCAAGCGCCGCACCTGAGAAAGTATCGACCGGGGTAGAAATCGCCCCGTTATTGATGTCTACCCAGCCCGGAGTCTGTGCATCAACAATCGTGCTCCAGTACCGGACGCCGACCGAACCCACAGCTCCGAGAGCGGCGTTGCCAATTATGGCACTAGAGTATGTCGATTGTAAATCGCCCACCTGCCCAGTAGCCTCAACTCCTGAAAGCCCGATAGACAAAGAGCTGGCCGTTAAGTTACCTACTTCTCCGGTGCTTTGTACGCCGACCAATTCAATAATGGTCGGAAGCGTGTACAACGACCCACCGAACGGGCCTTCAGCAAACGAGAACCCGGCAAAGGTATCGACATCAAAGGTTGTGGAGGTTGTAGCTACAGAACCTACTTCGCCAAGAGCCTCGACGCCAAAAAGATCGACCGAAATCTCTACGCTGACAGAACCAACATCCCCAATAGCGTCAACACCGACCAGCTCGATAATTGTGGGGGGCTGATAGTACGAACCGCCAAACGGGCCTTCAGCAAACGCAAACGTGGCGAAAGCATCGAGGTCGTATGAACTCGGCACAAGCACCGTACCGACATCACAGTCAGCCCAAACCCCGGTGAGTTCAGGCGAAACTTCCACGCCAACCGACCCGACATCGCCAGTTGCATCGACCCCGCTCAGCTCAAACGTGATCGGCAGCGCGTAAAACGCCCCACCAAACGGACCCTCGGCAAACGAGAATGCGGCGAAAGCGTCAACATCATAGGGCGATACAACCGCGACCGTACCGACTTCACCCGTAGCCTCAACCCCCGAGAGATCTACGGTCAGGTCTACACCTAGAGTGCCGACAGCTCCAGTCGCCACAACCCCCGTGAGCGTCTGCTCGTAGGCAACGTCTCCTATCTCGCCAGTAGCCGAAACGCCCACAAGGTCAACCGTAAGGCTAACGGTTAGCGACCCAGCATCTCCAGTAGTCTGAACGCCAGTCAGCTCTGCTGATACCGGCAGTACGTAGTACGAACCGCCAAACGGACCCTGCGCAAACGTGAAGTCAGCGAAAGCGTCTACGTCGTACGGGATCGTGAACTGAACAGTACCGACTTGGCCGGTAGCTTCTACGCCGCTCAGAACTGCGAGGGTCGAGCTAACGCTCACTGACCCAACATCGCCCGTCGCTGTAACAGACGAAAGCTCAATCAGCAGTTCCGGGCTAACGGACCCTACCGCCCCAGTAGCCTCAACACCGGTAAGCGCCGCTCCAATAACTACGTCGCCTACTTCGCCAGTAGCCGAAACTCCCGCAAGATCAATCGTAAGGCTGACGCCAACAGAGCCTACGTCACCGGTAGCGCTGACCCCGGTGATATCTACAGTGATGGGCAGCACATAGTAAGCACCGCCGAACGGACCTTCAGCAAATGAGAAGGCGGCGAAAGCGTCTACTTCGTACGGCAGTCCCGGCAATACGGTGCCTACCTGCCCAATAGCTTCTACACCAGTCAGACCGACCGTAATGGTGCCAACAGCAACAGAACCAACGTCTCCAGTAGCAAAGACGCCGCTGATGACGACATCAAATACGTCGACTAGTGTGCCTACGTCGCCGGTAGCAGACACCCCGGAGATTGATGTCGTAATGACTGGCGATACGTCGCCCGCTAGCCCACTGGTAGATACCCCGGTAAGTACGTCACCGCCAGCATTGACAACAACATTACCGACTTCACCGGTAGCAAAGACACCGTTCAGCGCGATACTGATATCAACGCCAACAGTGCCTACGTCACCTGTAGCAGCAACGGACGTTATCTCGACAGCGGTTTGTGCAGAGACATCCCCCACCTGTCCGGTGGTGGAAACCCCCGTAGTCTCTACAGTGATCGGCAGAAGGTAGTACGCCCCACCAAACGGACCTTCAGCAAACGAGAAGGCAGCGAAGGCGTCAACTTCGTATGGAAGCCCCGGCAGTACAGTACCGACTTGGCCGGTAGCTTCTACGCCGGTAAGCGCAAGGGTAAATTCTTCGCCTAGCGAGCCAACATCGGTGTTGGTGACAACACCAGACAGCGTGTCGAGGCTAGAATCGACAGTAACAAGACCTGTGCCGCCTGTAGCAACGACAGAGGTAAGCGCTATCGCAAGCGCGTCGCCGACTGCCCCAATATCGCCAGTAGCCGATACGCCAGTAAGCGCGGGGACGCCGCTACCAACAACTGTACCAACAGCGCCAGTAGCAGCTACCCCGGAGAGAACCGATGAACGGGTAACGCCAAGGGAACCTACTTCACCGAAACTGGAAATGCCGAGTGCAGATGTCGTACTACTTGTGACACCTACACTACCAACATTCCCAGCGGCTGATACGCCCGATAAACTGACAAGAGTTGCAAAGGGTAGGCCGCTAAATGTTGTTGCGGAAAACGAATTCGCTCCGAACATACATTACGCGGCGGTCCCCCACCGCGCCTCGTTACGCAAGGCGAAGCAATGCGAGTGTAGAACTATTGGTCGGCATGGTCAGCGTAAAGGTGCCAGCGGTAACGGTCTGTGAACCGAAAGTGTGGACGCTTACAGCACGGTTGCCTTGCGAGCTATTATAGACCAACACCGCATCAAACGCCGTGCTCAACGTCACGTTGGTATACGTGAAAGAGGCAGTAGGCGTCGTGTACGCAGTCGTACCGCTGCTGGTAGGGGCGTTCCAAGCAGTAATCGTGATACCGCCGGGCGTGTAGTTCGTGCCGGTTACTTCCCCGGTCGTGCTATACACCGTAGTACCGGCATTGACCGTCGCCGAAGCCAAATACAGCGCAGCTTTGAACGTGTCCGCCGTGTTGATGGTACGGGCAGGGTTTGTCGCGCTGAAGTTGTGGTAGGCGTTAAGCAACTCCGTCTTGAAAGACGTAGTCATCGCTTGTGTGTTTGCCATGATATTTCCTTAAGAGATCATCGCGGCCAGACCGTCGGCCATAACGTTTTTCTTCAGAGTCACATGCACGGAACGATGCACAAGCTCGTCCTCATGCCAGTATTCAACCCACACCGTGTACTCGTGGTCAGTGTCAATGGACCCAGTTTGCTTTATCAGCAGACTCTCGTCCATTTCGCCTTTGGTCGTCGTGATGAGCATTAAACAATCCTTATGATGGCAGATGTACTGGATGCAACCGGGAACTGAACCGTGAATGTGAGAGCAGAGGTCTTATCGTTCCCAAAATCAAGAACGCAAACAGCAGCGTCTGACGCCGTCACATTATAGATTAGCGCACCGCGAGCAGTAAATGCTCCAGTCCAGCTAGGATTGTTGAACGACAGATACGCAGTCCCGTTGTTGATCCCCAGCACAACGCCCGTAAGAATCTGTCCACCCGTTACGTACGACCCGGTAGGTGTAACTTCTCCCAACAAAGTGGTCGAGTACGCGGCGGTATCCGCATTCAGCGAAGCGCTGTTGGTGTACAGCGCCATCTTAAACGTGTCAGAGCTAAAGTTGTAGACCCCGGTCAACAGCCCTGACTTGAATACGTTACACGTGTAGTTGCCGGTGAAAGCCATTAAGTCACCGCCTGTCGGTATTGGCCGGATCTGTACGCATCTTGACGCTCCATGCCGTCGCCGAGACGTTTAGCCAGCGCAAGGGCTTCCTTGTATTTCCCGTCGTACAGCGCAATAAGATCCGGCTCACCTTTCATGAAGGTGTACGCCTCGACCAGCGCCCCGTAGAGCAGCACAGAATCAAAATTGTCGCCAAGCCAGCTCGTGTTCGCGGTCGTGATCGACTCTGGGTAATAGTAGAAATGCAGCTCTACAGTGTAGGCAGCATTCGGGGTCGGCCCCAGAATAAAAGACAGCTCATTCGTGATGAAGGCACCATTGACGGTCGGGCCAAACAAGGCGTAGTACTTAGGCAACCCCACGGTACTAGGGCTGGGGTACGCCTCACGAATGAAGTTAACGTCTTTGTTCAACAGATAGTGATACTCGCCCGCAGCGTCAACTACAGCTAGCGAATACGTCGCCAAAAAATCATCTGGGCAAGATAGGTACTTGTTGCTAGGCGTTGTTACCCCAGTCATGTTCCTGCGCAAAGACGGGAACTGCACCGAGTTATAGATGCGCTGCTCAGCTTGCTGGATGAAGCGATTGATCTGCGTAGTGGGGCTAACAGTAGATCCATCCGCCAGCACAACCAGCGGAAATTGGTTCTCCGTATAGCTTTGAATCGCAGTGACAAGCTGAGTGTAGTTCATGATTACGCCATCGGGCCGCGAGCCATCTTGCCTTTGGTCTGATTGCGCGTACCACGCACCACGATGCCCGAAGTCTTGACACCGGGATAGCCGTCGCGGTTGATGTTGCCAACACTCATGTTGACTTGGGGCGCAGTACTGCCGTGGTCGGCACCGTAGCCCGAGTTGCTAAGGTCCACGCCGGAAGTCCCGGTCATGGTGTGGGGAGGCGCGTAGACATCGGCCCTGCCGACCTCTTTGCCCATAACTTTTTGCGAGAACTTAGCCATTTACTTGCTCTTTTTGTACGTGAACGAAGATTTTTTCTGATTCATCGCACGTGCGAGGTTCCGTCCGTACTTCTTCATAGCCAACGAAGTGACCCCGCCTTTAGCCATGCCCTTGCCGTGCATACGCTTCTCATGCGCCTTCACTTCCGTGTCGGCAATGGCTTTGACTTGTTTCTTGTCCATCACGGACTCCTTAGGTCGTTACGACCGTTACTGTACCAAGCTGCACACCTAACACCAAGTTATTTGGCGTAAGGCCCGTGTCATAGGCTTGCGCCCCACCTACAGGGTTCCAGCCCCACTGAATAATCCTGCTACCGCCTTCAGACGTACCTGCGCCGTCTACGCCGGGACCGCCATTGATGTTAATCTGCAGCCCGTTTGTACCAGAAACTTGATAGCTTACATCTGGCCTTGGATCGCGCACAGCTTGCGGATCATTGACCGGGTAAAGACCGAGAGACAACTGAGGCTGATCTGGATCCCAGCAAGAGGGGCAGACCTTCATGTTGACAAGCTTGGTCTTGATAATGAGCTTCTTAAGCTCCTTCAGCTTATACCGCTGACCACAGCGGTCACATTCCGCAATTGCATACTTACCTGAGGCAAACTTAGACGGCATACGTCACCTCAGTAAAACAACATTCGGGGCACGTATCGTTCAGCGGCCTTTTCGCGGTCCTCGGTAGAGGCAAGATCCCACTGCTGTTCGTAATCCGCCTTCAACATGGCGATACGATCCGGGGACATCTCAGGACGTTTAGTAGACAAGTAGTATGCCAGCCCCGCCACCAGACAGGGAAGCAGACGGAACGGGATGTCTTGGTCTGTAGTGCCATCGCCAGCGTTCTGCATTCGACGCAGCCGCCAATAGACAAACGTGTATTGGTTGCCCGGTGCATTGGGCGACGGCCAGACGTTGATGCTGGGCAAATAGTTCACCGTGACGAACTGCGTAGGCGATGCTGTATGCCCCACAGCGGTAGTGCCATTCTGTCCACGGAAGCAGTTCAGGAGCTGATTGCCCGACACGTTCTGATAGAGAATCGTCTCGTTCTCAATCGTAATGAAGCCGGTTGCCGGGAGATTGCTCGTGCTGCTCAGCGTGATCGTGGTGTCTGTCGGGCCGATTGTCGCAGCAAGATAGCTGGTCGTCGTGTACGACTGCCCAGTTTGCCGGTTGACCCAGACCTGAATCGGCCTACCCGTCGCGTTCTTGTTGGGGTAGGTGGAGTATGTAGACTCAGAGACGCGCGTGATGTTGATGTCAATCTGCGTGGTGTCCGAGCCAGTACGGATCACATGATCCAGCAGGTCAATCGTGTTGGTGGGGATCGGGTATGTGATCTGCCCCGTGTTCATGACGATCTGACCCTGCTCAATCGTCCACAGATTTATACCGCGATTGGCCCATTCAATTGTCAGCAGGTTCAGCGAACGCCGTGCGGTCCGGAACTCATAGCCCGTCCGCACCTCAATACCAGCACGTTCGTATGCTTCCTCAATCAGATCGTTGAGGTCTAGCGTAAAACTAGCGACGCCAGATGTAGACATTACTTCATGCCTTTAGCGGTTTTTGCTGACTGACGAAATGCCTCGGCAGTAGGAGCACCGGAAGAACCCGGCTTACGCATCTTTTCACCGGACCCGGCTTTGATTCGATTACGCTTGGCGTGAATGTTGGCATAAAGCCCAACAGGACCGCCTTCGGCGTACTCATAAAACGAGGTGTCATCTCGACGCTGCTTGCGCTTAGCTCCGGGCATCTTACTGGGGTTAATGGCCCCCATGCCGCGACTTGCCATCATACGAACTTACCCCGGGTTTTACCACGCTTAGCAATGCCGTCTGCGCGGCGGGAAGCAGAGACAAACCCGCCCTTCTTCATCTTAGTAGGGTAGGCTTCTTTGAAAGCCGCGCGATCTTCATCCGTAACAGAATCAACGCCGAGATCCGTTTTCTCACGAGCCGCCATTGCACCGGAACCCAAAAGCGCCGCCAACACCGCAAGATTTTTTAAGTTCCGTGCCATGCTACTCCCCTTTACACCATCTTGCCCCGCGTCTTCCCACGCTGGGCACAGCCATCCGCACGTGCAGAAGCGGAACTGATCGAACCACCCTTAGCTTTCTTCACAGGCTCTTTGTAAGTACCCATAGAGCGGGATGCAGCGGCGTCATAGGCTGCATCCATCTGTGATTGAGTCTTAGCTTCCTCAACCTGAGCACGCATGCGGGCTTCGGCTTCCGCCGTCGGCTTACTAAGATCGGCAGGAGCCGGAACTGGTTTTTTAGGTGCCGTAGCCATCTCAGCACGCTCCGCCGTATTTCATCTTGATCTGCGCGGCCTTGGTCTTGCCCTTCTTGGCAATTCCGTCAGCCGATTTGTGCCCAGCAGCCAGCCCGCCAGAAGCCATCTTCTTGACGCTGCCACCTTTCTTCATGACACCCATCTCAGCAGCCTCGTGCCGGATCATCGACTTGGGAGCGCCTTTCTTTTTCATGAACGCAAGCTCCTTGCCGACCATTGCTTTAGACTCTTTCATAGCACCACCTTGCGCAAATTTGCGGCCTTTATCGGCCTTGATGAAGTCCTGACCTACGGACGAGGGGACGCCCACCTTCTTTGCAAAGGAGGGGTTATTAGCGACAGCCGCCATAAAGTTATGCTGCTTCTTTGAGCTACTCGGCATCTTTCTTACGTCCTAGCATGCGCTGCATCGTATCGGTTTCCCAAATACGGATCCCGGTCCACACAATAGTAAACACAGCCGCGATAGATGGCAACATATCAACAAGGGTACCGACAACCGTGATAACAGACAAGCCATCTAAGAATGTCTTTCCGACTTCTGCGTCTTTCATATCAGCAAGCCCAAGCGCGAAGTGATTTATTGATCCGACTATTTGGGTCGTTGGCGGTCTTGGCAGATGTCAGCTTCTTCTTCATCCCCTTCATGCGGGCACAGAATGAGTCCCGTCGAGGACCGCCTTCAGGTTGGGGGGCTTTGAGTCCGGGCTTGCCGGGGTTTGCTTTGTTGTAGCTAGCGCGACCTTTGGCGTTGAGACCCCCTTCGGGGTTCTTGCCTTCTTTGCGCTGCCACGCTGGGGACTTAGCCATTTACCGCTCCAAGATAGAGAGCACGCTCGTCCTTGCGACGAGTAACGAGGCCAGCTAACACTTTACCAGCAGACAGATTCCATTTCAAGAACTCGTCTGCGGCACCAGAGTAATCCCCCCGGTTGTGCTTTTGCCGCAGTGTGCTGGCTTGCAGATTACCTAACCCAACATTGAAAGCGAACGAAGCGAGTGCCAGATGGCGGCTACTAAGAGGATCCACAGAACATAGTCTGAGTACCCCCGGAAGAAACCTCTGAAGATCTTCTTGAAGTAGCGCATCGACTTCCTCTTCTGTTAATCGTCGATCCCAACCTGCCGGTATAGGTAGCTCAAGTCGTCGATCAAACGGTACGCGCAGGTGAGTAGGATCGATGACACGACCCACACCGACAGTCCACAGGCGAGCAGGACAACGATAGGGAACATAGCGTACTCCCTCATGATGCTTGAGCATCTTGATTAGCGCGTTCATTTTTTGCTGAACGCTTGGCTTCCGAACCAAAAGCTGATGACCGACGCCCAGATAATCTGAGTGTCGGCGTCCCACAGAGTAGCGATTACTTCCGCAAACGGGGTGCCCAGCTTCCACGCATACGCCGCGCCAAAGATGTTGATGAAGCACAACAGGCCGAACATCCCGTAAGTGATCGCAGGGCGGACCATTGACCGAGCGTTGATGACCCACCGGCTTGCGCCTTCCCCGATGGCAATGTCGTGCGCGTACAGGGCTTGCTTCTCGGCTAACGCCGTCTGCGCCATCGTCACCTCTGCACCGACCTGCAACTGGTCTGTCCTGATCTCTTCTACCCTTGCTTGGGCTTCAAAACCTGCCTTCCTCAACTCCAATTCCCGCTCGATCTGCATCCGGGCGAGGTTCAGTTCATGCGCCTTGTCTGCGCGATCTTGGAAGAAGCCAAGGAGTTTAGGTAAGCCCCCGGCGAGGAAGGAGAGAAGGGTCGTAAGAAGGGTAATCATTTTGCCTCCAGATTAAAACTCAAGTTCTTGTGCTTTGGATAGCTAACCGTCCGCTCGCCCTCGGGGCACTTGTATTTGATCGTCGCAAGTAACGTAGCCTTACCGGGCTGCATCTCAGACTTGACGATCAATGTATAAGTGAAGGTGTCGATCTCTGGACTAGCAGGGCCGGAGAATTTAGCGTTTGATGGCACAGCTTCATGAACCATACCCTTACCATCTCGAATGCTTGGGATAAACGACTCTACCGAGCAATCGTCGCGCTTCTTGATCCTCGCCACCGTCACTGTGACCGACTCCCCTAGCTTAGCGGGTTCAATCTTAAAATGCTCCGGTGCCCAGACAAGGATTGGGCTTTCCAACCACCCAACCTTGTCCACCAAGGTGTAACTACCCCCCAGCGCAGCTACGCTTGCGGCAACAGCACCGATTGTTTTGGCAATGTCCATTTTTAGCCATAGAAGACGGTAGCCGTAGCGTTACTGACGGTCGCGTACAGCAAGCTCGATACAAGAACGCCGTCTTCAGGAATAATGACCGAGAACGGGGTGCCGTTAGCAAGGGTAGGGACCGACAGGATCGTAGCGCCGCCATCACCATTGGTGAAGACAATCGACCCGGCTGAACCGCCGGGCACAATCAGAGCGCCACGAAGTCGAGTCCTATTCCCATAGACGGTCCCGGTAGCCGAGACATTCGCTGCTTTAACGTCAGTTTTCATGATTACTCCGTGAAGGTAATTCGTTTCTTAAACACCGCTGGGTTGCCAGCGTATATACATTCGCCTTCGTACTCGCCCGCCGGTACAACAGACCCAGCTCCAATTACTGCGTGATCACCAATCCTGCATGGGCCTAAAACTATCGACCCCGCCCCGATGAACACGCCTTTACCGATTGTGATGTCGTAGCCCGTTTCTATAACACCATCTTTGCGCAGCTTACCTTTCTTGGTGATGGCATGCGTACCTGCGATTAACATACACCGCTGCCCAAGAAAGCTGTACTCGCCCATCGTAATACTGCCCGACGCTACATTCAGCACCGCCTCACCGTCGCAATCTACTGTTTCGTGGACATTGATCCGAGGGTGGTTGCGCCAATCTTTATCAAACCTATTTTTCCTATGATGATCTTGAACCCGTGGATACTTCCACAAAAAATCAAATATCTCCCGCATCATGTGCGCAAACTGATCACGCACTGGCGGCTTCCAGTTTGCGCTTTAGCGCTTTTTCGTAGATTGCATACGCAGTGTCTACGATCAGATTTTTCTTCCGTACGGGTTCTGCGTTGCCAATGATCGGATGTGAGAACCGCGAGTAGTGCACATTGTCTTTATTGTTGTACAAGAACATGTGCCCGTCGTTACCGGGCATGACGGTATAGACCAGCCCCGCTTGGTTGTCTGTGCGGTACCGGGTATATGGATGCTTATGCAGGATCGGCATGATTGCCCGCGTGTATGGCACGGGACCGGTAAGCCGGATCACACCTAACTTTCCGCTGAGTTCACGGTTTACCGGGTCATGAATATTCTGCACCACACGCTCAATGACCGCTTCTAGAAACGGATGCTTAGCGGCTGCGATCACGTGCCACTGCTGGAACTCGCCGTGCTCCGGGGCATCCCCGTCAAACATGCCTTTCGGCACATCTTCCCAGTGGGACAGGATGTACTCGCTGTTTGCGGTCAATCGGTTTAGCGGGATAGATACTGAACTCTTGATGTCCAGATAAACGCCGCCCACTGCGTAGATCAGCAGATACCGAAACAGATCCGATCTCGCCGCGCCGTAGCTAGGATTAATCAGGTTGTACGTGTCCAACATCTCCTGACCGTAGTGCTGCTTGATGAACTCCACGCAGTCATCGTCGGTATAGAAGTTGTGCGTCCACCCCGGATTATTAGCTACGAGCGAGGCAATGTTGTCTTCAATCTTGGGGTGCAGACCCGTCCGTTTGAAGAACGTCTGATAGATCTGCTTAGGAATTGACATAGCTCTTTTCTTCCACGAGCGCAGAACCTACTTGCACGTTGATCTGCTTCTTTAGCTCTGCCCGCTTATCGTTGGTCTTATAGACCGCACGGGCCAGCCAAATGAATTCCTCGTCAAACTCTTGCCGAGATTCCTTCACACGGATCTTATCTTCGATATCCCAGAGGGTGTCATTGATCTCTTGAAGCGGCAACAGATCGACTTTTCCGGTCAATCGACGCTCGTTCCAAATAGACTCTAGTACATCAAGCTCGTACCGGACGTTACGCAATTTAGCCGCGTCACTAATCCGTTCTGCTTTGATGCGGAGAATCGTAATCTTGTCGCCAAGTTCGCCGACGGATACAGGGGTATGAACAAACATTACGCGGCCTTCTTATCACGTAGGACGATTTTCTTGAAGTACACATCCGCCACCAAGTCAGGATCGACCATGATATTTCGCGGATCTTCCGCGTCAAATTTAGCCTGCTCCCACCCATACGGCATGTGATATTGCAGGTTGTAGTTGTGCTGATAACCAAACTGTCGAGCGCTCGTATTACCCCAGATCACGACGCCCTCAATACCTGCGGAGCCGGAAAAATGGTTCAAGTACGAATCGATGCCGATAAAGCCTTGTGCGCCTTTCATCAGTTCGTGAATAACCGACCAATGCTCAGAGCACTTAACCGCGCCTTCGTATGTTGGCTCATTTGGCAGAGTGCAGTCCAGCACCGTCACACCGCTACGAATAAGCTTTTCCACCACCCGTTTTGCGAAAATCAACGGGTAGTTGCGACCGGGATTGACGCTCTGGTACTGCTGTTGGATTTGTCCGTTGACGGCGGCTTGCCCGCCAGTAAACTGCGTCAATACGTACGGACCAGTAATGTCCTTAGATTTCAAAAAAGCCTGTGCCTTGTTAGCGACGCTGTGCGTATACAGTTTAGGCAGCATATCCGGACGATACGGAATATCTAACACACTGCAAAACCCTTCGATCAAACTAATTTTGCCGTGCAGAAAGTTTGATTTGTACGGTTCTGCGTTATAGATATTCCGTACCTCCTTCAACCTAGAGTCGCCCCCAAACGCAACCTGTATAGACGTAGTGCCTTTAACGTCTGAGTTACCGATAAAGACTTCATGAAAAGGCGCGGAGATAAGCACCTTATCGCCTGACTTCTTTACCAGCTCCGGCGTTAAAGCGGTGAACGCGGCATTTTTACCAAGTCCACCTTCGATCATGTACAGGTCATGCATGGGGGGTTCTCCTCAATTAAAACGCAGTAAAGTTATTAAATTTGAGTGTAACGACAGCTTTTATAAGCGGAAGCGGATTCCCACACTGCCCCGCCCCAGTCATCCAAACAAAAATATTCATTGGGCAAGCCAATGAATTGCCGCTTGGTAGTCCATAAGAACTGCCGCAATACACGCCGGTAGCTAGCATCCCACAGGAATTAAGAGTGGGGTAGCCTAGAGCACAATAATTGCCAACGCGCCCTGCATTTCCAACTCCGTTGGGCGAATATTCTGTTTCAGGGTAAAGGCCAAAACTTCCACAGTCGCTTCTCCAATACCCCAAGCAGTAATACCCACCACCGCAAGATTCATACGCAACGCAATTAGCTATTTGTGTGTTATTACCTTCGTATACAATCCATCCACGATATGAAGGAGAAACGCCATCTCCAGAATGCGTAAAAAGCGTAAACTCGTACCCAGAAAAACAGGCCCATTTACCGTTAGAGGCGAGGCTATCTTGGATAGTTTGCGCACTAACCCCGGTGTCAATTGAAAAACAATTACCACCATACCAATCAGCGGGGGCAGTAATTTCTTGAGTTACTACGATGTCGTTAGGATTGCCACCGCCGCCACCGCCGACGGGAGTCCAGACACCATTAACAAGTTCTTGGAAGCCGTTTTGTGACCGGAACGGACCGGATAC